TCCTTACCCAGTCAGCTTCATTCTCCATGCGCAGATCAGAGATGATTACATTCTTACCTTGTGCCCTCTGTGCTGCAATACGAATCCAGATATCCTCACAGATAAGATCACGGCCCCACTCTGTACCTAAGGTTTGAGCTAGCTTGCGGTAGTTACATCCGTATAGTTCTTCAGCTCGCTCGTCTTTATCGTCTAAACCTAGCCCTACCTTAAGCATCTCTTTAAGAGGAGCAGCAAGGGATAGTCGCTCCCAATTTTCGCCTCGCTCTGCGAAGATCTTAATTAGCATCTCAGTCACAGTATCTTTACCAGAACGAGCATAGCCAGTAATAGCAATGATACGAGTAGGAGTAGAAGTAAGAGGTGGTTGCTTAAGTACTCCATGATTATCTACTACACGCTCAGGCTGTAAACTACTGCTACGGCTTGTACCTATTAGATTGTCTGTACTATTCATCTTCTTTCTCCTGCTTTATTGTAAGGGGCGTAACAGCAGGTATTACCATAAGCTCCTGCTCTAGATCTAATGCATTAGCTGCTAGCTCCTTAGCATAAGCATAAGGCACATAAGCCTGTATATTCTCCAGTGCTTGTTTATATCTAGCTGCTTGCTTTGTGGGAGTCATTAGTGTATTAATCCTCCTTTCTTACTTCCAACTAAAGGAGTCTGAGCCAATACTACACTAGCTTCCCATAGCTTTTGAGCTAGTAACTTCTCTAAACCTTCCAACTCTGCAGGAGTATATACTCCATCTACTATAATGTTACAGTAAGCAGCAATCTCTCCTAGCATCTCAGGCCACTGAGTAGCTTGATCATATTGGAGAAGTAATTGCTGCAACGGAGGGTGCTCTTTAAGTTTTTTAAGTATTGCTACCTTATGCTCAGAGAACATCTCAAACTTCTTTGGGTCCCATAGATTATTACTCACCTGTATCCTCCACTACTGCTTCATAAGCAGTCTTAGCAGCAGCAGTATCAGTACCAGAATAGAGCACAGTATCTCCTAATACTACTTCTAAGTTACCTGCCTTATCAGTATCCATATACAGTGTAACCTTTCTAATATCAGGCACCTCTGCTGTACCTAGGTTCTGTTTAATTTGCTCCATTGCATAGTTTACACGAGCAGTCGAATGCCAAGCTACGAACTTAGCTGTATCTATTTTATTAATGCTCATGTTATAGTCTCCTGTAAAATACATTTGTTATGATGTAGGTATTGACCTAATCTATTACCTTTTTCGAGATAAGCTTGACTTACACTGTCTCGACACAAGTCACGTCCGGTATACATTAATTCTAATGCTAGCTCTAAGTCTCCTACCTCTAGTTCTAAATCTTGACGGTTAGTGCGGGCAAGAATAGCTGTAGGGTGCTTGCTGTCATATCCATGACGTAGTATTTTATTAACTGCCTGTATTACTTCTCCGCACTCTTCTGCAAGAATAGCTAATCTTTCAGCTTGAGCTGGAGTTAAGTTGTTAAAATGCTTCATCACATCAATCCTCTTTCATCATCAGTAAGTAAGCTCCAGTCCAAGCTCCCTGAAACCGCTTCTTCTCTTACCTTCTTAATAGGTAAGTATCCTGGACTATCTCCAGTGATTGCTTGAATCTTTTCAGCTACCTGCAAGCTGCTTAATATCTCTACTAGCTGATTGCGATTATCCAGATCAGAGAATACAACTTTCCATATAGTCTGGAAACTAGCAGGTACTTTAGCTGTCTCAATCACAGCCATAACCTTATGTATCACATCAGAATTTCTAGCCTTACCAAACTCACCTAGTGCTTTAGGCATAAGATGCTCAGTAAAGGTAAGGATAGTATTAGCTTCTAATATATCCCCCTCTGATAATGTGGTATCTATTCTGGTAGCCATGATAAGCATAGCTATCTTAAGCAGATGTATGATTCTTCTGTTCTCATAAGAGTCAAACCTTACATCATTCATGCCGCCCCAGCTATGGTAGATCTTATCAAGTAAAGTAAAGGCAGCAGGGGAGATCTCTATCTTACCTACTACCTTTCTCTTTATCTCGCCTAGCTGAGCCAGCAGTTTCTCTTGTAATTCTAAGTCCGGTTCAGGAGGTATAGTATACTCTCTTCCTTTAGGTTCGGCATAGATAAAGAGCATACGAGAGAAGAAGCCTTGTTCAGTAGCTTCAGGAGGAAAGAGCTTATTGAATCCTACAAAGGTATTACCTCCTAAGAGGTTTAAGGTAGGGGTAGCAATGATAACTGACTTAGAGTTCTTAAGCTTATAGTCATAGGATTCATCTATATCCCATAGCTCACCTAAGATAGACATGAAGTCTAGGTTACCTGTACCTATGAAGTTATTAATCTCATCAGCAGAGATAAAACATTCAGCACTAGGTAGATGATCGGCGGTAGCTTCCTCTGCCCCAAATAGATTCTGATCTAAGATATCGTCCTCATTACCTCCTAGCTCTGAGCTTGTCTCACCTTCTACTATACCTGAGATGCAAGCCATATCTATTAGGAACTTCTCTTGTCTGGTTTTCTTAGCAGCAAAGTTCTTATAGCCTGCTTGCTTGAGAAGCTTGCTACCGATTTTAATTGCCGTAGACTTCTTAGTTCCAGCTAGACCAACAAGCATTACATACATATTCGCATGTACTTTAGTATGGCCGAATGGAAAGTAGATGTCTCTACCAATCCATGCAGCTAAGGAAGAGAGTGCGCACCAGCGATGAAAGAAGGTAGGGCACTCTGTCTTAGAAGTATATTGCATGTAGGTAGATATGAAGTCAGGCTGCTTAGGTTTAGGTAGGGGATGTATATCGCCCATATATTAATCCCTATTACTTTAGTTCGCTCCAGTACTGACCGCTATTACTAGCATCAGCTGGAACTACAAATGTACGAATGAGTCCGTCATAAGCACGGATGGTTACTGGTACTTGCATACGCTCGACAACCATATCTTTTAAATACTCATGCCCTATTCTATGCTGGAATAATATACTGTCATGAATTTGTGAGTTAAGTTTAAAGTTATTAGAGTGATTAGGGTTAATTGCTATGTCTTTAAATACTGATAGATAAGATTTATTAAGTGTCTGTGCATTAAGTGATTGAGGAGGGTGGGCAATATAAGCATTAAGATGGCGCTTATTAGTAGAGGGAGAGCCAAAGCAGTAGCGAATCCATGCTTTGCCTACCATATCTACATAAGACTTCTCTGCTAGTTCTTTAAAGAGAGGTAGAGATTCGTTATTATTTTGCCAACTATGATGTACTGCTTGGCTTGCCAACATCTTTGTCTTACCTATCTCAAGCTTAACTCCTTCATAAAATGTACCTTTAATTCCAGGATACAATTTATGAAACTGCTCAAGTAAGTAATCAGCTACCTGTAAGTAACTCCAAAACCTAGGTAGTCCTAGCAACTGCTTAGCCATTACAATCTTCTCTTCGCCCATAGTATCTATTAATACATAGGCCCCCATGTTATAGTTAGCCCCATGGTTTACTGGCTTACCTAACTGTCGCAAATCTTTATTTAATACTTTCCCTGCCGCGACATCATACATCTCTTCAAATGGAACACCAAAGAATCCACTTGCATTAGAGCAATGGAAGTCAGGAGAGTGTTCGACATTCTCTATAAGAGTAGCATCTCCGCTGATATATCCTGTGTCTCTACTCTCAGCCTGTGCTAGATCCACTTCACATAACATGAATCCTGGATCAGCTTTAAGAGTCTGCTTAACAATCTTACCTCTAGGTATCTTCTGTATGTTATCTCCACACCAGAAGTGATGAGACTTAGATGCTAGTCTACTAGTATCTGTACCATGAGGATTAAGAGAGTATAAGTAGCGAGGATTATTTCCGCTTTGGTCATAGAATTCTTTACCTGCTGTCAGGTAGTTAGAGATAAGAGTTCTGGCTTTAATAATCTTAAGTACCAAGCGCAGTACTCTGGCATTAAATGGGTGCCGGTACATAGCTTTCTTAATACTCTTCTCGTCCTGCTGCTTAAGATCCCCGCAACCTAAGATTTTAAATAGAGCTTTCTTATTCGGGCTAGACTTAACATTAAAGCTTTCGCCTGCTGGAGTACCGAGAATCTTATCAAGTTGAGCTGTGTACTTATCTACTATCTCTTGCTGCTCAACTCTAGCTACCTCCAATGCTTCCATATCTCTAGCTATACCTGTCATCTCTGATAGGTGACAAGGGAAAGTAAGAGGAAACTCTAAGAGGTAGTTTTGTATTGCATAGTCTGGTGCTTCATGCAGCATAGCTAGAAACGCATTACCTGTCCCCCAGGTATCAAGGGCATTGTATCTATAATACTCATGCAGGTCATTTGTTTCTGCCAGATCTTTCCAGTATACTGCCTTTCTAATAAAGAAGGAATTGAGGAATCCCAAGTCCTTAGGTAGCTCGGAATACCAGCAGTGGAAGAGGTTCGCTGTGTCATAGAGGTAGTTATACACAGGAGCATTATAGCGAGTAAGGTACGCATTATCATACTTCCCATTCTGAAAGATCTTAGGAGCCTTGAGTTGCCAGTTCCACTTGCGCATAATAGCTAGAGCATAATCGCTATCCATAGGTAAGACTACGCTCTCTGATTTAAACTCTCCAGAAGGCTGACTAAAGAAAGCAGTATAAGAAAGACACCTTATAGTAGCGTTCTCTTTAAAAGTTTCTATGTCTATACATACAATGAAAGCAGACTGGAAGCATCCAAAGAGCTGTGCTTCATTACTAGCAGTAAGTATCTCAAACCCAGTAAACTCAGTCGGTACATACCAGCTCTCAGGTTTAGTTAGCTTGGAGACAAGTCTCTTAGCCATAAATTTCCCGTAAGGAACTGTGACTAGCTGCTTAAGATTCTGAATGAATACTATCTCTATCTCAGGATCAGTATCACTATACCCAGATAAAGTAAAGTAACTTCCAGCGTAGTCAGAGAGGCTAGGAGCACGGCGCTTATCCCAATGTAAGAGTTTCTGGAGGAGAGTAGTAGAGGTAGAGATAATGCGAGTAATACCTTTCTGCTTACAATACAATCGTACTGTAGTCAGTGTGGTTACTGGCTCTAAGCGGAGATAGACAGTAGCACTACCTACTGCTGACTTAAGCTGAGGGAGATAAGACTTATCAAAACCTGTACCCCAGAATAGGAGAGCATCATCTGCAAGGTTGGAGGTAGGAGCTTTAGATTCTTGTGCTCTGAGGTTTGCTATGTGAGAAGTTAGGGATAGTTTAGAGGGCATTATATTCTCCGGTATCTTATACCAGAAAAGCCACAATTAAGTGGCTAGGTTTAGGAAAGAGAAAAGTAACTAGAAGCGATCTGATCGATATAACTTCTCTTTAAGCAAGTAACCTTCTAACATCCAGATCTTTTCTCGTGCTACTTTCCAAGCAATACTACGTCCAATCTCTGCATCAAAGTTCTCAGGGCTAGCACAGGCTGACTCCCCTGTTACTGTGAAGCCGTTAGTAAGAGTCATGCAGCAGACAGTTAGACAAGTAGAGGGAAACACATGATAGTCTACTTCCGTAATACAGCTATCAATAAGGTCAGGAGTAAGACGAGGAGCGTTAAGTCCTTTAGCTTGGATCTGCTCTTCAGTAGTTTGTTCGCTCATAATAATTACCTTAGTTTTAGTTATAGTTAGGGGGCAGTACTAGTTTAAAAGCTTACTGGCTCTCTAGAAGTCTTCCACTCCACAGTGTCTCCATCATCTGCCATAAGTTTACCCTCCTCATAACCTGCTTCTATTTGACAGACTGCTTGAGATACAAGCCCTTGAGTTACTGCTATATCTAAGGCTTCTATCTTTATTGCCACTGTTACTTTATTAGCTTTCATTATAACCTCTTAGAATAACATCTCTTCAATTTCTGAGATAATCTGGTGAGCTGTATCTACCTTATCTCTTAACATAGCAGAGCCTCGTTCTAGTACTTCTACTAAAGCAGGAGACTGTATAGGAGGAGCAGGATTAACTGGCTCTTTAGCGGCGTTAGGGTTATCAGTAATCTTTCGTTTAAGATCAGCAAGACTCTGTATTACAGAATCTACATTATCGATAGCTCTGTATAGATCGTTATGTTTAACAGGTCGCTGAGTTGAGCCAGCAGTAGGGCAGTTAATATCCATAATCATATACTCTTAGTTATAGTGAAAGATAGTCAGGGTACTCTCACCAGAAAAGCCCCACTAACTTTTACATTAGCAGGGCTAGGGTGTAACTAGGTAATGCCTATACTACTTGAATTTCAAGCAGGTTAAGATACTTACGGGTAGCATCTTTCTTATCAATAGTGACAGAAGTTACTACCATTACTTCGATCTCTTTAACAGTATCTACAATGGTACGTAGATTCTCAGAACCTGCTAGCTCAACAAAGTTAGCAGCACATGCTTTAAACTTACCTTGACCAATCTCATTATCCATAAAGAACAATGTATTAGCTACATCGTCAGGCTTAGACTGCTCTTCTTCTGGCAGGTTCTCATCCGCCAGCTCCATAGTTTCAATAAGCTTTAGCGTAAGTTCTACGGTAGGCTTATCGTTAATCTCCTTAGCTTCCATAGTTGCCAAGCAGCGGTGAGCGCCTGCACAGAAAGGAGCAAATGAAGGAAGGTCAGCAAGATCATCAAGGGTTGCATCAAGTAAAGCATCAAGTGAGTCAGACATAGTATTATACCTTATAGTATTATGTATTAGATTATTTAATTAGATACATTATTGTATTAATTAAGTTTAGTAGTACTAGGTTTTCTACTTCTTTTCTACTTCTTCTTACCTATCCTCGAAAGGATATCTTTAGCTGACTGAGTAGAGGTTACTGGTTTCTTCTCAGTCGCTGCTGTCTTAGTATTAGCTGCCTTACCTGTACTGCCTATGCTAGGTGCAGGATACAGTTCAGGTTTAAAGATCCGTAATAGGCTAGGCTTCTCATCCTTATCTGCGTCCTCCATAGATGCTGAAGTCCTAGACCCTGTAAGAATGGTAGTTGCATAACAGGAGCCAGATGCAAATACATGTTTCTTATTCTTTCTCTCAGCATAGATAACATGATCAAAGTACTTAGCTATATTCCGAGAGAAGTTTCTTGTACCTCCTACTGGTACTAAGGTTTTCTTCTTACCTTCAGTCTCAGCCTCAGTCTCATGGGAAATAACTATTACATTATATCCTGCTTGCTGCACATGAGAGAGGAAGATATCTAATAACTTACCCAGATTACCCCAGTCATCATAGTTAAGTTTATAATCATCAGGTTGAGCCTTAGTAATGAAAGCAATAGCGGAGTTAGATAGCTGGGTAAGAGAGTCAAAGATAACTACTGAGTTATGATCCAGCTCAGGTAGGTTAACTTCTACTACCTCTTTCTCTTCTCTCTTACAGATCATACAACTTACCTTACCATGCTGCTCGCAGATAGTTACCTTACCTTTAACCATCTTAAGGACAGTCTCAATAGCGATAGGATATCCGCGAGTATCAGGTAGGTTGATAAGCTCTACTCTCTCTTGCCATTCTTCAGGTAACTGGAACAGAGTCTCATGTCCGTTCTCCATACCTACATAGAGAAGGTTATAGTATTCAGCTAGCTCGCCTGCAATCAGAGTCTTACCAGTCTTAGGCGCGCCATAGATAATAACCCTATGAGTAGCTGAAGCTTTCTTAGTGGATAGCTTAGCCATCTCCTAATTCCTCCTGCTTATACTGCTCAGCGGGGATAGCTAAGCCTCCTACTGTATCCAGCTCAGCCAGCTTCTTATTCATAAACACATCCCAGACACATACAGTCTGAGCTTCAAGATCAAGATTACTGCAAAGCTTCTTAGGCAGCCACATCTCAACCTCTTCACCATTGCCAGCAGTGACTGCTAATAGCAATGCACCTTCCCAATGACCAGGTTTAGTGATTACCTTTACTTCATTAAAGATAAGTACTAAACTGTTAGCTAAGCGAGAGTGATGCTCCAACTTAACTCGATCATTAGTGATAGGTAGCTCATGAACAGAAGAAGTTGCTTGCCCTTCTACCTGATGCTGCCCGCCTCGGTTAGTTACATTACCATTCTGGTCTGCTACATAATCATCATAATCATTACTCATTTTTAAGTCTCCCGTTATTCTTATCATCTGATCTATCGTCATGCCGTCACCTCTATGACGGACACCTACTTTTTTAGCTTGTGCTCTACTAAAGTCTTTCTCTCTACAGTAACGACAGAGGCTATCATAACGGCTAGCAAATCCTTTAGTGCATTTACATACAGGAGTATCAACCATTATAGTCCTCCTTTAGCTACTTGTGCTTCTACTAACTCATAGAAGTCTATATTAAAATCATAAGCCTCGCTGTCTATCTCAATCTTATCTAAGATCTTTTGCGTCAATGGCTTGGTTTGATTCTCTGTACTAAGAGTACATACTCCTAGATACTCACAGTCACGGAAGAAGTCGTAACAGGCTTCGCCATGCATAGGGTAAGTATCAAAGCTATCATATAGAGTTACTAACTGTGTATCAATCAACAGCTCTTGTAACCATAGCGCCCGTTGAAGGAGGCTCTTAGTAAAGGGAAGCTCTACATACTCCATAGTCTTAGTTTCATATACTAGATATAAGACTATGTATGAACTCATCTCAGGGAATAGGATATCTAATACTACACTATATCCTAATGCTTGACCTGAGTTCTTAAACATCGCGGAGTTAGCTGTACCAGAGGAAGTCTTATTCTCCAGTACCATTATCTCTCCTGTTACCTTATGCCTCAGCACTGCATCAACAAAGCCACGATATTTGTAACCGTTAGGGAGAACGATTTGAAAGCTTAGCTCTACTGCTGGCTTACCTTGGTAATATACTAGCTCATACTCATCTAAGAAACCTTGAGTTCTTAATACCATAAACTTCTGTACTGCCCAGATAGCTAACCAAAATGACTTCTTCTGTTTAGGGTTCTCATCTAGCAGCCCTGTATCCCATTCAAGAAAGGTATCTAGATAGATCTGATCGTCAGTCTTATCTTCCATAGTAGACTGTACACCTATACCTACTGCCTTACCATAAGCAAAGGTTACTCCCTGCTCTACTTCTTTCTGATCTGCCATAGCTACCTGAGTAGCGGATAGGCGATAGAGCTGATACTTACGAGGGCACTTATGTAAGGTAGTACGAGAGGAGTGAGAGAGAAGCTTTAAGCGAGGATCGATCTCTCCTGCTGGCAAGGTAATTAATACCTGTGCTGCCTCTGAGTCTGTACTTACAGAAGTGTCATCTAAGAAAGAGGTGACTTCAGACTGGATAGAAGAGGAGATATCTAGAGAAATAGAATCTAGCAGATCTCCAATCTTATCTACCTCAGGTACTGCTTGTTTAATATAACTCATACACTACCTGCTTAGTCATTGTGAAATATATAGCTCGCTCTGCTCTAGCTATTGCTGCGAGATATGATTCAAAGTCTGGATAAGATCTTTCAGATCCGGTTATAATCTTTGCTACCTCGCTAGACTCATAGCCGCCACATAAGCGAGGCACTTTAAAATTGGTGTTTTCTATCTCAGGATACTTCTCTACTTGCCAATCTAGCGGAGCCGTACCATTGTTAGTAAGCCATGCTAGCAGATCCTTAGTACCTTGGTTATAATCTATATAACAATCATGACTAGCCTTGCTATATAGGAGAAGAAAGGTAGCTAAGGTAGCAGAGCTAGTATCCTCAGACCTAGGACTAGGATCAGCTAATGCAGACTTAGCGCGTAGTTCAGCCATTCTAGCAAGGAGAGTGAAGGACATAAATTAACCTCTAACCTTTAGCTTCTAGAATCATAGCCTTACGCTTTAAGTATGCTGCTAAAGCTTCTTCTTTCTTCTGCTCTTCTGTAAGACAGCCTTGATAGCGCATCCTTTCATAAGCTTCATTATGTCTAGCAGCTTTTATTCTTTTAGTTCTATTATTACAGCGGGCCATTACAGATCACTCACTGTCATCTTAGACATAGCTTTCTTAGGTCCAGTCTTAATCTTCTTAGTAGCAATCTCAGTAGCAGTCTGCTTCTTAAGTCCGCGAACTAAGATACTACACTCTTCTTCTGAAAGGAGTGTAACTACATCAGGATCTTGTTTAAGAGATCTGTGAATGTCTCGTAAGAGAACTGGCATGTCAGGAGTATTAGCTAGCAGTGCTGCTTCTAGCGAGGCTAACTTCTCCTGTACTTCAAATGCTTGAGAGGGATTAGACATAGTAGTAACCTATCTTATAAGCTTGCTATATTTACTGGACTGATATCTGCCAGAGTAAAGGTAAGTAAGTGACCGTCAGTAGTATCTAACAGCTCATACTTCTTACCTGCCTCTAAGCACATCATCTTCCAGCCTAGATCTTTAGTCTTCTCTTTTCTTACAGCTTGTATAATTCTTCTATGCATAATAGGTTCAGCCGATAGAGAAGCTGTAGAGTTATTACGTACTGCTTCCCATATAGGTTGATACTTTCGCATAAAGATACCGGATAAGAAAAGAAAGATTAGTGAGGCTTTTATAGGGAACCTCTCCGAAGACCGCGGATAGATAACGCGGAGGCTACTTTTACATCGGAAAGGTTCTTTAAAAAAGCCCCTGCCCGCATATAGAATGAGATAGATCGCAGGCAAGGACAAGTTAACTAGGGTTTTTAACTACCCTTAGCTAGTGGATAGTGGAGCTTAATCATATGTGTGTTTGATGAGAGAGCTTATCCATACACCCGCCGATTGGGTGCGGTATAAGAACACTCGGTTCTTAAGTTGTGCAGTTGCCATACGCTTGGCTCCTACATAAGTTACTGGATTGATGCACCGATTACAGAAGGCTTAAATATAAGCGTTGCTAATCGATGCGGCGAAACTATATTACTACTTACAGATTAGCAAGCAGCTCTTCTTCAGATACATTAAGGAAAGTCTCTGCCTTATTAAGCAAGAAGGCTACACAGTCCTGATACTCTTCTACGTTCGGAGAGTTATCAGCATAGACAGCCAGCTGCTCTACTAGCAGTTGCAGCACAGGCTCGTTAGTACGAACTGCTGTAAGCTTAGCTGCCAGGATCTTAGCCGCGTTAGCAACCTGATCGATAGTCTTACCAGTAACAGCAGGCATGACTTCCACATAATCCTGAGCAAAGCCTTCCCAAGTCTCCTTAGGAATACCGCCACCCTTACGCTGAGCTTTAGGCATGTTAGCAATGAATTCCCAAGACACCTTATCTACAGGAAAGGCTGCCGCATTAAGAGTGGTGTCTTCATACAGCAAGTCACGTGCAGCAGCGTTAACTACAGACTCCATTGCTTCTACCAGAAGTTCCAGCCCCTTGCCGCCACCTTCCAGGATAGCTACAATACCTTCCATAGAAGGATAAGGCATAGCTAGAACTACAGACTCTCGCACAGTTTCGATACCAGAGATCTTATCTTTAGACTTCTTAAAGTTAAACTGAGTAGAGGTAGTACGAACATCAAAGTTATAGTTAACTTTAACATTCTCTAGTAGTGCTGCCATTTCTTCAGTATTAGGGTTTTCAACAGAGATAACCTGTTGCTTAGGGTCGTTGTTCTCGGTTACTACTTCGTTAGTGTCTTCGGTCATTAGAGTGTACTCGCTTAGGTAGGTTAGTCACCGCTTAGTTACGGTGGCTGGGTTTCTGAAAAGAAGCTTCTTTGCCTAATCAGGAAAACCAGTATAACATCTCCTGAAAAGGCGTCAACATATATTTATTTCTCTGCTAGAAGCCTGGCTTTCTCTTTATCACTATCAGCTAAGATACTAGCTTTAAGCTTATGCATAGTCATATTTCTTACAGCTATTAACCGTTGAGTTTCTTCGCTAAGAGGGAAGCTTATATTAGAAGTATTAAACTTCTGTAAGCTAAAGTTAATAGCCCAAGTAGTTTGAGCTGCCAGTTTTTGTAAAGGAGATTGAAACATAAGATTATTCCTTATAGTTTATAAATTAAATAACCAGACTGCTGTACCTATTACTAAGCAAGCAAATGCTAAGCAAGTTAGTAAGCATACTTTACTATCTTTCTGATCCTCGGTTAGTGGCGGAGACAGATCATCTGATAGACGTTTGTTATTATTCATAGTATTATCCTCCTACTCTTTTATTAGCTAATACTTTACCTTTAAAGAACTCAGCCTTCTCAGCTAATGTGTCTCCTTTGATCCGCTGACTTACTATTCCTTTAGTAAAGCTTTCCGGTTCACAGATTACATACAGTTCTTCTCTAGCTCTTGTTACTCCTGTGTAAAGTAACTCCCTTTGCAGCATAGTTGCATGTGATTGATGTAAGCAGAAGAATACTTTTCTCCATTCAGACCCCTGACTCTTATGTACAGTAAGTGCATAAGCATGGAGAAGGGAGTTAACTTCAGACGCCTTGTTAACAGTAACTTCTGCTGCACTGTCTACTAACCTTATTACTAGCTTATGGCTAGCTTGAGTAACACGCTCATCGCTAGCAGCTACCTGATCAAGTAAGAAGTCTACATCAGCATCAGCGCTATAATCATTATAAGAGTTCTGCCCTGACTCCTCTGCTATCTTAGGATTATGTCCCCAATAATCTAAGTTCTTACTAGCTGGCTGAAACTTACCGCCACTGTAGCTAGGATTAGTCTGTATATCAATGATCTCAGCATCCTCTCTGTCATATAAGATCTTATCTCCTGTAGAAAAGTAACACTTATTAAAGCCTGCTACCACTTCATAAGTCATAACACCTCGCTTACGTGCTAAGTGATTAGCTATATGATTATTAATTTCTATAGTGCCACAAGCTTTATTATAAGGTATAAGTATCATATCCTCTTCTGTGTCATAGACTCCGCTATCTATAGCAGCTTTAAAGAATGCAGCTAAGGTAAGAGCAGCGTGGTCTGCATGCAGTTTCTTCTTCCAAGGATGAATGGTTAGTTTACCTTCTTCTTTCCATTCAGGATACTCTTTACCTGGGATAGGCTTACCTGAGAGAATCCGGTGCGCTAAGCGAATGATAGGAGACTCTAATGCCTGCCTATATACCTGTATAAGCTCTACTACAGGCAGCTCTATCATTTTAAAGCCTAAGATAGCGGAGCCGAATACAGGAGGTAGCTGCTGTATGTCTCCTATAAATACCCACTGCATTTCATGTTGTAGAGCTGCGACTATTTCAGAGGTTAGTTCTACTGATAGCATAGAAGCTTCTTCTACTATTATTGTTCCTATACTAGCAGGTAAAGGATTAGAGGCATGGCGGGTAGGTTCAAACCGCATAGTCTTCTTAGTCTCTCCTGTTTCAGGATCGCTTATCTCATAGTACTCTGGCTGATATTCTAACAGCTTATGGGAAGTAATACAGTTACCCTGCATATCAGTAGACTGTACTTTGCGGATGTTATTTACCGCTCGGCGGGTATAGGAGATAATGATTATACCTGGACCTCCCTGTAAGAGATGCTTATGTCCTTCTATAGCTAACGGCTGCACCTTACCAGTAGCTATAAGTGCTGCTATACCTCCCTGAGAGCAAGTAGTCTTACCTGTACCAGCGGCACCAATAAGTACACAAGACTCGCCGGAAGATATAAGGGAGATAAACTCTGCCTGCTGTGAGTTATAAGTAATAGCCTCGCCATGCATACCAGTGGTTGTAGGCGCTTCGCTTACTACCTCTATGCTAGCTATTATCTCTTCATCTACAGGTAAGCTGCCATCAGCATGGCCAGCAGCTGTAACCTTCTTAGATTCATTGCTTGCTGCCAATGCTAGCTTAGCTCGTAATGCTGACAGATCTAGTTTAGGGATGGGTTTAGTTATTGGTCTTAATGCTGGTTTAGGGCTATGAGTCATAGGGGGAGTAGCAGAGTTAATAGTATCTATTACTTCCTTATTATCCTTAGCTCTTGCTGCTGCTAATAGTGCAGCCATGTTTATTTTAGGTGACATTAGCAGTCCTCCCAAGTAGCTGCGAAAGGCTCTACTAGTACTAAGCGAAGATCCTTACAGTCGTTGCGTAGTGCTGACTGTACAAAAGCCGCATCTACATCGTTAGCGCAGTCATATATATGAGCCTCATCTCTCTTAGAGGTAGTTCCTTTGTTAGGTTCTACATAGTACTCGCCGTTATGCGTTAGTTTAATTAATACTTTCATTATAAGTTATCCTCTGATTTTAAATTATCTAAGTCAAGCTCTTCTAAAGTAGTAGGTTTAACATCAGGTACATTAACAGTCCAGTTAGCTGACTTATCATCTGCTTTAATTTTAGCTTCTACTTTAGCCGCCTGTTTACTTGCATTCAATGCTACTCTATAAGCTAGCTCTGCTTTTAAGAAGTCTAAGCTAGTAGCATAGTCAGCTCTTACTGGCTTAGTTTCTGGCGCTTTAGCTGCCAATGCTGCAACCTCAGCTTGATTCTTTAGTTCTGCTTTCTTACAGGCAGGAGACATATCCTCGCTTGGAAGAAGAGTATACCCTAGAGCTAAGCTAGATCCTCCTAGGTAATCTAGGTTTCTGCTTATGCCTTCTTTAAGCACAGCGGATAAGGAATGAAAGTGAATAGATCCTGCCTCTATATTACATTCACAGTAATCTTTAATCTCTTTTAGCAATGCTAGCGGAGTATTAAACATCTTAGTAATGTTAAAGCAGGAGCGAATAGTTTTCTGATAGAGTTCATCCTTATCTGCTGGAAACTCTGCTGCTTGACTAGCCCAGTTAGCTATAACATGAGCATAGCGTTCAGGAGAGTCGCCAGAGAGAATAAGCTTAGATAGAGAATTCTCTACCTCTTGCAAATCTTGTTGCTGCTTAAGATCTGCTCGCCCATACTTAAAGTCATCTATATTATCCTGCCAAGCTTCTATCCAATTAGGTATCTGGATTAGATGACAGTTTTCATAGGTTACTTTAAACTTAGGTTGTTGGAATGATGGGTGGCGGATAGCATCTGTTTGGGAAAGGATAGATAACATCTGTGATAGATTGTTTTCTATAAGGGAGATTGTTTTAGGTGAGTTAGGATCTATGGTGGCTGGGTGCTTCCAGTCTATGTGACCAGAGGAATGTACCAGAGCCATAAATAAGAGATAGGAGTCCTTAGCTGTAAGCTTACCGCGACAGTGAGAACTATATAAGGAATGTAGTTCTTTATGTTCTAAAGCAAATACAGGATGAAAGTAACCTGCTGTATGAGGTATAGATATAGAATCTAAGCCAGAACAGGAGAACCTTATACCTGATATTGCACAGGTTATATTAGCCATTATTAGATGTCTCCTGCTTAGGTAAGTTAGCTAGTTTAGTTATATAGTAGTTAACTTTAGCTTCATCACACCAGCCTAATACATCATCTCCTTGATCCTCTTCATCTAAGAGATTGCCGTCTAAGTGACCGTTTAAACCCATAGGAGCTATCTCATATAGTCCTTCATCTCCTCCATGAGTGTATTCGCCTCTTATAATAGATAGAGCATACCCATTAGTAAAGACTACTCTAGCTCTGTGAGTAGCGTGTACGTGTAACTCTGATACTCCTGGAGAGGTTAAATCTTTAATCTCTACTATCTTATCCTTTAAAGAAGTAGAGATAGGTAAGTTAATAGCTAAATTAGTATTGTTACTCATAATAAATTACCTTGACTGTCAGTCTTATCATAGTCATTAGTGCTAGTTTCAAACTCAGCTAGCTCTGCCGGAGACATAAGATCATTAAGATACATATGTTCTTTAGCTGCTGCAATTTCATCTAAGTTACAAAGGGCTGGGTTATCGCTAAACTTGTTATAGCAGTCAGCCCAGTACATCTCCTTAGACTGTCCCATAAGTTTAGTATTAACAAAAGGGTCTCCGCCTAGCCCTTCTATACTAGCTGCCTTAGGTTTTACTGGCGCCATAGTATAAGCTGGCTGTATACCGGCGTTAGCTATCTTAGCCTGAAAAGGAGAGAGAGTGGAGATAAGAGACATAGATGCAGCAGTTATACTAGGCTGCTCAGTTTTAGCTAAATATAAGATATGCTCTATCTGAGCTGCTGTTAATACAGGGCGAAACTTCTGTGCTGGTTTAGCGCGGTTAGTAACCATTACTTAGACTCCTTATCTTTAGTCTCTACAGTTACTATAGTAGCACTGTTACCTATATGACTACTTACTACATAGCAAGAGCGCCCTACTGTTACATTAACAGAGGTTCCTGTATCGTCAATAATATCGCATAGTGCATAGTCGCTAGCGTCACGAGCTACAGAGCAGTCAGTAACTTTATATACTTTGCCTTCTGTTAGATAGTTACAAGGATGCCCAAACACACGAGGCATACGGATAGATAAAATCTTAGTATTAATGGGTGCTTTAGTAGGATTCATATTAGTTTACTCCTTTAGGTGGGTTACAATCAGTACATGGTAGATACTTAGACCCACAAGCCGGACAGTAACCTGTAGCTAGCAGACTCCATAGCTCTACTCGCTCTGATTCTGGTAAGTTTTTAGTAAACTCTACAATGGTAAGCATAGCAGCAGCTAATATTACTTCTGCTGGCTTACCAGATAAGGAGATTTGAGTCATTATAGTTTAGACTCCTGTTTAAATGTAACTATGGTAAAGCCTTCTTGATAGGCAGGTTTATGGCTACCTATCAAGAAGTAATACTGCTGCTTTGTATCGTCTATAATATAACAAGCAGCGGCAGGGTCACGAACACTACACTCAGATACGTAGCACTTATGTACTTTATATACTTTACCGGCTGTTATAGCTGGATGTTTACCTCCCATAAAAGATCTTACCTTTCTAGGTGCCCTTACAGATAAGATTATAGCCCCTGTTAGCGGTTTAGTAGGGTTACTGCCTTGCTTAGTGATACCTATCATTTCGCTTGCTCCTTTAGATGCTCTCCTTTACCTGCTAGATAAGCATCTACTCGCTTAATTGCATCGCTCTCTACTTCAGCTTGATCGGCAGGCTCAGGAACATAAGTATCAGGGTTAGTTACTGCTAGTATATACTTCATACAGTCAGTTCTGATATGTGAGTAATAAGAGTCTAAGAATGTATCCATCTGCTTAGGAGTTAATCCGCCTTGAGTAGAGATTATAAAAACATAAGCATGTTTAAAATCTTCTAATGTTAGCGGCTCGTTGTTGGTGGCTGGATATGCCATAGCTGCTTCTCCTTCTAATAGATTTAATGCATTGCTAGCAGTCTGCTCTAGCTTAGCTTTAACTGCTGTAGCTCTGCGCGCTTTAGATGCGGATAGAGACGGGAAGTTCTTACCTGTATACTTACTGGACATGATATGTAATCCTTAATTATTTACTGCTGTGAATTAAGCCTGAGATAAACCCTTGTAGAATAAACTCATACTCTACCTTTCTAGTAGCTGTACCATAGTAAGTAGTAGAGAATATAGAGTAGTCACTAACATCTATACAAGCTATTAGTATATTCTCTACTGTATCTAACTCAGCTCCTTGTAAGGGAGTATCGCTAGTTGCGTACTCTGTTACTCCGTTATAGTCTACCTCTACAAATATATAAGTCATACTGTGTATCCTATGTTATATGAATTTAATTGTTATCTTACATGCGTATTGGCATGGTTCTTGCTTACTACTCGAAACCGGTTCTGGCATTCGGTGCCATATCCTGACAGTATGCCATAATGCCAGAGCATGTCAACCGGTATATACCCCTATGATACACTGTCTCTATCCCTATCTAAGCTATCTATATGCTAGTAGTTAGCTATAACCCTCTATATAGGGCTTAGGGACTACTAATGTGTCTATCGGATTGAGGGGTAGTATATAGGGGTATATTGTTTTTGATTAATTAAATAATACATATACTTACATACTTATATAGATAGATACTAGATACAGATAGTTAGATACATAGTTACAGCTAACACATAGTTACATAGTAGTTAGATACAGACCATGCACAAACACACCGATATACACACAGATACGGGTTTTTTTCCTCTGGCAGATTGGCATTCTGTCAGCAAATGGCATTTCGTGCCAGAATGGTTTTTTAGTAGTTAGATCTTACTTACTAAAAAGCCTCAGTTAAGAGGCTTTAGGATTAGTACTTTAGATTAGATGCTGTTAGTTCTTTACTTGCTGGAGACTTGCTAGAAATCTAACTATAACTTTAAACTCTGCACTAGTTATTTCAGATCCGTTAATGTTAAGTTTCCAAACATCTTGCGACTTAACTAATGTTACAAGCGAGATATTATTATCAGCATTAGAAGTATTAACAGTATTTGCTTTAGTTGCTGGCATTAGATAGTTTCCTTATATTAGTTTACAAATGACAAGGACCAGAATACAGATAAGTTTTACTTATCATAGCAATCTGATTTCCATCTCTACAAGCATAGAATTTATCAGGCTCTACATTGCAAGGCTCAATAGTTAGCAATCCTTGCATACGGCAATAAGTAACTTGTAACGATTCTTTAACATCGTCCAAAGACTTAAATGCGCCAGTACAATCAGGAGCGTCGATAAAAGTGATCAGGAATATTTCAGTTGCACCAAACATAATAGTAACTCCGATAGTTAACATATAGTTTCACTGCCAAAGCCGCAATTAAGCGGCAATGACAAGCTAGTTAGAATCTTACAAGCTAAGTAATAAATCATCCTCTTTCTTCTTCATGCTCTCAAGTCTTGCAATAAACCGCTTACCTAACAAGCTCTGTTCTGCTTCAGCTTTAACAACTACACTGATCATAGCAATACAATCAGCTTCTTTAATATAAGTCTTACCTCCAGCAAGGCTAGCAAACTTAGCTTTATAAGCATTAAGAACTAACTCCAGCTTAACTAGTTCCTGCTCACTAGAGTTTTCAGTAATGCCTAACCTTGCTGCGAATGCTACAGCCAGCGAATCTTGTAAACATTCCGTGAACCAAGCCTCAATCTTCTCCTTATTAAGTCTTGCTCCAGCTTCACTAGCTTCTAATGCTTCTATAATCTTATCAATAGATAATGATTCGGTATATACTTGCTGACCTCCTTTCGCATGATAAGCTTTTATCTCTTTATCTTCCTGCTCCTGAAGATACGAAAGTACATAAGGAGACAATTCTGCAATACGCGAAACTACCAACTCTTCTGTCAGATGCTTAGTTGGAACCCTGTAATAAGTATTTTCCGCCTTCTTTTTACCAGTTGCTTTAGCAGCTTGATACAGACACTTTACAATCCGCGTTCCTGCAATATCAGCAATAGGGAGTTGCGAATCATAAGCTTTAGGAGCGCCTAATACTTCACCTAAGTCTTTAAGCGTAGTTGCAAGCAACTGATTAGAGTCATTGCTATCAGTTGCAGCAGTTTCTAATACTTCATTCATTAGTGGATTGTTCATGGTTTATATCCTTAGTAGCTTAGCTACTGTCTATGGCTGCCCTGTATAGGTAGCTGTATGTGTCTATGTAGGTCTATCCCTATAGCGGGCTAGGTGTATGTAGCTACTAACCTGCTATCAATATATACCTATCTGCTATCCATTCATTACAGCTAACTCGAATGCATCTCTATTGATGCTCTGTGCTGCTACCGGATACTCTATAGCCCATTCATCAAAGGCAACCATTGCCATCTCCGGTTCACCATTCTTTACATGTTCCGTTGCTGTCTTGATTAAGTCGCTTACTAACTGCTTAGCTTGTTGTGTGTTCATGGTATGTCTCTCTGTGTTGGTTGCGTTGTTTGATTCAGTAAGTTAATTATAGTCGCCACCCCCAGCAATTGCAAGCATCTATCTAACTATTCCCTAACTATATCAGCTACCTAACTACTCCCAATCCAGCTACTAGAAATCATGCAGGGGGGTGGAAGCCTTTTTAATCTGCGCGCGACGTGTACTCCTAAGAAGCTTACTCTATTTTACTAAACTTTTTTACATACATAGCTTAGCTAGAAGTATATACCTAGTAGTTAGCTAGAAGGCATAGGATTCCCCGCTGGCTTCCCTTAGCTATAGCCGTTATACTTTCTCTTATGAATGACTTATCAGATCGGTTAGCTAAGGTGGCAGCAAGCAGTGCACCAGAGCCAGTAAGTGCGGATAGTATCTTAGACTCCTTAGGCGGAGGTAGCAGCACAGCTATACCTGTGGCAGTTAGCGCGCCTAGCAATCATCACTCTCCGGGGCAAACATCTAGCACAGAGGAGAAGGCATTACATCTCTTAGGTAGCGGAGTTGGTGCGGAGCAGGTAGCGGCAGCATTAGGAGTAACTCCTAGTCGCATAGCACAGCTATTAGCTGAAGAGAGCTTTGCAGTTAAGGTAGCTAGTCTCCGCTATGAAAGTCTGCAGAAACATAACAAGCGCGATGGTGCTTATGATAGCTTAGAAGACAAGCTACTAGCGAAACTGGAGCGGCAGTTACCGCTGCTAATAAAACCTGAGTCTATCTTAAAAGCTATCCAGATAGTCAATGGAGCTAAGCGCCGCGGCCAGTCAGCACCTCAGCAAGCATCTACTACACAGAATGTAGTGCAGCTTATAATGCCACAAGTTATAGTACAGAAGTTTACTACTAACTTAGATAATCAGGTAATAAAGGCAGGAGAGCAAGAGCTGCTTACCATGCCGTCAGGTAACTTACTTAAGCAGGTAGAAGAAGCAGAAGTAGCTAGGGTAGCCGCCAGTGTGGAGGTTCCAGGAATAGGAGAGGTATAGTTATGAATGCAGCATATAAACCATATCGTCCTAGAGGAGCATCTCTTAGGCTGCAGGATGTATTAGCTAAGCTAGCTGGAAAAGATACCCAGCCAGTAGTTTCTCATACTCCTGCCTCTTATTCTGCATCTGATATACTTCGCGCTAAGACTGTACTAGACAGACTGCTAGCTTTACCTGAAAGGAATGAAGTAGTTAGTATAAAGAAAGTAGCAAAGGAGTTAGATGAGTAGATACGGAGAAGATGATTTATTAGCTTCCTTAGGAGGTGCGCCAGAACCTACCGCAGCTGAAATTGCTAAGACTAACTTACCTACAGGCTTCTCTGCTAGCTCTATAGATCCCCAGCCACTGGTAGACGATGTAGCTCAGATAGGAGTATCTTCTGACGAGATACAAGCTACTGCTAAAGGGGATCTGGATTTTTTAGCTGCACTTATTATGCCTATGGTATTTAAGTTCTGCTTTCCTCCTGTATTTAAGGAAGGTGTATGGGCTTGGCTACTAGGTTTTATTAATCAGCAGCGTACCTTTCCTCAACTAGCTCTAGGCTTACCTCGTGGCTTTGGTAAGTCTACATTGATGAAAATCTTCCTTATATATGTGATCTTATTCACAAATAGAAAATTTATTCTGGTAGTAGCAGCCACAGCTAAGCTAGCAGAGAACATCTTATCTGATGTAATAGATATGCTAGAAGAGCCTAATATAATATCTGTCTTTGGTGACTGGAAGTTAGGTGTAGAGAAAGATACCCAGGCACTTAAGAAGTTTGGCTTCCGAGGTAGAAATATTACCTTAGCTGCAGCAGGCGCCGAAACTAGCGTACGTGGACTGAATATAAAGAATGAGCGCCCTGATGTTATTCTTATGGATGACATACAGAGCAGAGAGTGTGCAGATAGTGAAGTACAGAGTAACTCATTAGAGAACTGGATGATCGGTACTCTAATGAAAGCTAAATCTCCTACAGGATGTATGTTCCTATTCGTAGCTAACATGTATCCTACTAAACACTCTATTCTCCGTAAGCTTAAGTCTAACTCTACATGGATTAAGTTTATTGCAGGAGGTATCTTAGCAGATGGTACTTCTCTATGGGAAGAGCTGCAACCTATCAAGCAACTTACATCGGAGTTTGAAAATGATCTTGCTATGGGTCACCCTGAGATATTCTATTCCGAAGTACTTAATGATGAGAATGTATCAGCTAATAATCTCATTGACCTCTCTAAGCTACCAGATAACCCCCATACTGATGGAGATATTCCTGGGGGTAACTTTATTATTATTGATCCTGCAACGGATAAGCTGGGATCTGACGCTGTCTCCGTTGGTTATTTTGAAATTCATGACGGCTCTCCTATAATGATGGAGATGGAAGAGGGGCGCTTCTCTCCAGGGGAGACTATTCGTAAAGCTCTTAACTACTGTCTTGTTCATAACTGTCGCTTAATAGCCTGTGAGGCTAATGCTTACCAGTACTCTCTTCTCTACTGGTTTGACTTCATATGTGAGCAGATGGGTATACAAGGTATAGAAGCTGTACCTATCTATTCCGGCTCTCGTGCTAAGAATGCTAGAATCTTAGAGATGTTTAAAGCTTATGCAGCAGGTGAATTCTTTGTACATGTTGCTTGTCGCTTAGAAGTACATATGCAGATAACTCAGTTTAATCCTATGAAGCGGGATAATACTGACGGACTATTAGATCTATTAACTTACGCGCCCCGAGTAGTACAAGAATTCGGTGAGTATGTTATCTCAGGTAATATAATTGAGACTCAAGAGTTTGATGCGTTAGAAGTAATAGAGAATAACTCATGTTTTTAGAAGTCGGAGCCTACTATGTACCTTATGTTTCTAGCTTTAGATCCTTTTAACCCGCAGGCTGCTTGGGATAAGACTGTGCAGTTTACTCGCTTAAGTATGCAGTTGCAGAAAGCTATAACTAAGAAGAGCCTGCAAGCGACATAACTAAGAGGCGAGAGGCCTGTTGACCGCGAAGCTAACTTATCAAGTATCCGGGACCCGTAGGCAAGAACGTTTCGAGAGGTCTAGCGTAGCGGCCGAGCTAAACTACTTGCTTATGGGGGATACGCAGATACGCTTAGCCGCGGGTTAGCAAGGCACGAGCCTCATTCTATCATCTACCCCCTAATACCCTCCCTATAATAGGAACAATCTAATGGTAGCTTCTACTGTAGTACCTTTATCTAAGATCTCTCAACAAGCTTTTATAGAGTATTATAGAAGCTTGCAAGCTATGCTTAATACTTCTCGTAATGAGAAACGTGCTCGTTATGAGATAGAAGATCGTGCTTACCAACGAGAGGTAGACAGATCAGAAGAAGATCAGCGAGCTAAGGCAGCTAATGCAGCAGGAGATACTACTAAGTTTCAGAACATGACTGTACCTGTAGTAATGCCTCAAGTAGAAGCAGCTGTAACTCACCAGGTGTCTGTGTATCTTACAGGCGATCCTATCTTTGGTGTAGTAGCGCCGCCTAAGTTTATAGATGAAGCTTTGCAACTACAGTCTATCTTAGAAGATAACTCTATCCGAGGTAGCTGGCCACGTGAACTTATACTTAGTTTCCGTGATGGTTTTAAATATAACTTTGCTCCTGTAGAAGTAAGCTGGAAGAGCGAAGTTACTTATTCTGTAGAGACTAACTTAGATAGAAGTATTAAAGAAGGTACACCTAAGGAAGTTATCTGGAGTGGTAATGCTCTTACTCGCTGGGATCCGTATAATACTTTCATAGATGAGCGGGTAGATCCTTCTGAGCTATATAAGGACGGCGAGTTTGCTGGACGTACTCAGTTTATGACTCGCATTAAGCTTAAGTCTTTTATTGCTGAGCTGCCTGATAAGATCATAGCTAACATCGTACCTGCATTTGAGTCAGGGTTAGGAGGTACTACTGGAGCTGTAGATGCTGGAGCTATGAACTTCTATGTACCTCTTATTAATCCTGCTGTATCTGCTGAAGATCTTAAAGGCGGAACTAACTGGCTTAAATGGGCAGGTATCTCTACGGATAAGCGCAGATCCGCTATTGATTATAAGGACTCTTACGAAGTAACTACCTTATATTGTAAGATCCTACCTGCTGAGTTTAGTCTTAGTGCACGTAATGGTAATACTCCTCAGATCTATAAGCTTATTATTGTAAACCATCAGCATATTATTTATGCAGAGCTACAAACTAATGCTCACGGTTACTTACCTGTAATGATTGGCCAACCACTAGAAGACGGTTTAGCTTATCAGACTAAGTCATTAGCTGATAATGGTATTCCTTTCCAGGAACTAGCTACTACCTATATGAACTCTATTATAGCCTCCCGTCGCCGGGCTATATCTGACCGAGTTCTATATGATCCAAGCAGGATTACCAGCGCTCATATTAATTCTGCTAATCCTTCTGCTAAGATTCCAGTACGCCCAGCAGCTTATGGTAAAAATCTGGCAGAGTCTGTATTTCAGTTTCCTTATAGGGAAGACCAGGCTGCTAGCTCTATGCAGCAGATTCAAGTACTTCTCTCTATGTCTAATGACTTAGCTGGGCAGAATAAAGCTCAGCAGGGTCAGTTTACTAAGGGTAACAGGACGCTTAAAGAGTTTGATACTATCATGCAGAACGCTAACGGGCGCGATCAGTTAGCTAGTATCTTACTTGAGTACCAAGTATTCATGCCTATGAAGCAGATACTTAAGGTCAATACCCTCCAGTTTCAGGGAGGTACTACTATCTATAACCGAGATAAGGATGTAGAAGTAGAGATTGATCCAGTAGCATTGCGGAAAGCAGTAATGGACTTCCGTGTATCTGACGGCTTACTCCCTAGCGAGAAGATTCTAAATACTTCTGCCTTTACATCAGGTTTACAAGCTATTGCTAGCTCCCCTCAGATTGCAGCAAGCTATAATATAGGACCTGCTTTCTCTTATCTGATGAAAACACAGGGAGCATCTGAGCTAACTGACTTTGAGAAGTCTCCTGAGCAGGTAGCTTTTGAACAGGCCAGTCAGCAGTGGCAGCAATTAGCGCTTACTGCTATAGATAAAGGAATAGATCCTAGTAAACTACCTCCTCAACCTTTACCTGAACAGTTCGGCTACGATCCTAGAGCTAACACACCTACCCCAGAAGGAACTACCCAATCCCCAGGAGCTAACCCTCCTACAACTCCCCAAGCAGGTGAACAATAATGGCAACAGCAATAGATAATGAGTTCTCATCCTATGAACTTACTGACGAAGAAGCTATTCAAGGAGCTATATTTACTATAACTCAGAAACAAGTTATGCAGAATCACCTAGCTCAGATAGCAGGAGAGAAACTAGCACTAGAGTTTGATGTAACTAACCCTAATAAGTTTATCCAAGATGACTCTTATAAGAAAGGGCAGCTAGACTTTGTAAAGTATTTGATAGACTGCTCCTTAGTTGCTGAAGAGCAGTTAAAGCTCCAAGCCAGTAATCAACCTAAGTAATAAGCACTAACCCTGTAACATCCTACCCTACTTAAATAAGCGAGAACTATTATGTTTAATATCTTCGGATCTAAGCCAGCAGCACCAGCAGCACCAGTACAAGCAGCTCCTGTAGCGCCTGCAGCTCCCGTTCCTGCAGCGACTCCTACACCTCCAGGTAATATTCCACCTAACGTAGATCCTAGCGCTCCTCCTGCTGCTGTACCTACAGATCCAGTAACTCCTGATTCCCCTATGGCTGACTTTGCTACCTTATGGGATACTCCTACTATAGATCCTAACGCAGCAGTTCCAGCACAGCCAGTAGCTCTGACACAAGAAGCAGTACAGAAAGTAGTAGCTAATGCTAACTTTGCTGCCGGTGTTACTCCAGAGGTTATGGCTGCTGTAGCAGCTGGAGGAGAAGAAGCACAGAAAGCTATGATGGCTATGATTAACTCAGCCACTCAGCAAGCAGTAACTCAATCAATCATGGCCAGCAATAAACTAAATGAGAAAGCTATTGCTGATGCTCTTGCACAACAAGCCAATACACTCCCAGGCTTAATGCGCGATCAGGCAGCTACTTCACATTTAAACGATTTAAACCCTTTGTTTTCAAACCCCGCAGTAAAACCTGTAATTGATGCAACCCGTCAGCAACTATTACAGAAATTCCCCGGCGATACTCCTGCTCAGACTGCTGAGAAACTACAAGACTTTATTGTAGCTATGGGAGCGCAGTTCGCACCTAAAGAGGTGGTTAACGATAACGCCTTACAAGAGACTAACTGGGATGACTTTATGAATAAGGTCTAATCTAGTTACTGTCTCGAAACTCCCCAGCTTTACCGTTGTATTCTTTTTTTCTTTTCCTTAATATATAGGTGTTATTATGTTCTTACGTGCGAACGTTTCTGCTGACGGTAAACTCCTTCAGCCTCTACGAGCTGGGGATGGTTTTGTAGCTAACCTTGGCGTTAAAAGTTTTGTAGCTGAGACAGACGAAACTATCACTACTGCAGAACTATCTGGAGGTAGTATTCAGCAAGGTACTACTCTTACTAGTGATGTAATATATACTCTACCTACTGCAGCTCTTATTGCTGCTGAGTTTCCTACTATGGATGTAGGCGACTGCTTCATGTTTGAAGTTACCAATGCTCAAGCAGCTGCCTTTGATGTAGTTATCGGAGCAGGTGTAGGTAATACAGCAGTAGGAGCTAATAACTCTCTGTCTGTTCCTCCTCAGTCTAGCCGCTTGTTTAAGCTTATTAAAACAGCAGCTGCTACTTTCGATCTTTTCTAAGACTCTGGCATTTAGCTAGTCACTCTTACTTTTTAATAGTTCCCTATAAGGGACAGGAGATTTACTTATGACTACCGGAGTCTTTAATACTGGTAATTTCGCAACTGATCTAGCAGCTAAGTCGTTTGCTGCAATGATTACACGATTGATGCCTGGCGGTAACGCCCCTCTGTTCGGTCTTACTTCCATGCTTACTGATGAAACTGCGCTGCAAGTTGAGCATGGTTTCTTCTCTAAGACTATGGTATTCCCCGAACTTAAGATTAACTTGGCTGCAGGTTTTCTAGCTGGAGATACTGTTCTTATCGTAGATACTACTGTTAATGCCTTGCCTGGCATGATCATGCGTATCGAGCGTACCGGTGAGAATATTATTATCAATACGGTTAACAGTGCAACTACTGTATCTGTTACTCGTAGCGTAGGTACTGTAGCTGCAGCTGCTATCAATGATGATGATGATCTGTATCAGGTAGGTAATGCGTTTGAGGAAAGCTCTAACCGTCCTACTGCTAACAACATCATCCCAGTACGAGTTACTAACCTGACTCAGATCTTCCGTAATACTTGGGCGATCTCTGGCTCTGCACAGGCTACTCAGGTTATTGCTGGTGACAGTACTGATGCTGAGAACCGTCAGGATGCTGCTGCGTTCCATGCTACTGATATCGAGAAGGCTATCTTCTTCGGTCAGAAGTCGCAAGGTACTCGTAATGGTCAGCCTTTCCGTACCATGGACGGTTTGCTTAATATGATTGAGACTCCTGGAAACTATCCAGCTAGTTTTGGCGGCGCTACTAACAGCTTTACTGCTGGCGCCACTACTAACTGGACTCAGCTGGAAGGTTTCCTTAACCCTGTATTTGATCAGGTAACTGATCCTAAGGGAGGCAACGAGCGAGTTCTGTTCTGCGGCGGTGATGCTAAGGTAGTACTTAATAACATCGGTCGCTTGAATGGTACTTATCAGTTGATGGATGGGCAGACTAACTTCGGTTTGCAGTTCTCTACTCTTACCATCTCTCGTGGTAAGTACCGTATCGTAGAGCATCCGCTGTTTAATACTAACTCTGACTGGGCGAAGATGGCAGTAGGTGTAGATCTACCTACCTTCCGTTTAGCTTATCTTGCAGGCCGTAAGACTCAGAACATGGAGTTTAACACCAAAGGCCAGCAAGCAGCAGATAACGGAATCGATGCAGTAGGTGGTACTCTTACCACTGAGGTAACTACTGTTATCAAGAACGTTCCTGCTAACGTGGTTATTCGTAACCTGACTGCTGCAGCTGTAGGCTAAGTTTTAGGACTTAGTAAGGCACATTGACTTGTGCTCCTAGCCCTGTATCTCTTATGAGTGCAGGGCTTTTCTAGTGACAGTATTACCTAATTAATCCTACCCTGACAACTTAACCTAGAAGGTAAATCCCATGGATCTTTCTCACCTGACCGGCCAACAGAAAGCTAACTCTGATATCCCTGTTCCTACTCAGTCTACTCCTCTGCGAGCGCCTGTAACTAAAGCTAGTTCAGGTACTAAGTTTCAGCATTATAAGTCAGCACTAACTTCTATGCAGCTTATCTCTAGTAAAGGTACTAAGATTGTTTTTATAGGTCATCAGTTTGTTACTTGCGATCCTGATGCTATGGAATATCTTAATGAAGAGATTGAACGCGGCCTTGTCGGTATTACTAAAGGCGAGCTTATGACTCGTGAAGAGGCTGACCCTATGACCGCTCTTAAGAAGCAGTGGGAAGAAGAATATAAAGCTAAGCAGCTAGCAGAAACTATGGCTGCTGCTAAAGGCGAGATTAAAGATATGGGTAAGACAGAAGGAGCTTCTACTGTATCTCCTGCTTCTAGTAAGCTAGTAGCAAACTAATACTTGTACTTAACCTCTTAGATCTTTAGGAGGTTAACTTCAGTTATTAAATATACTACGAGGATATTGTTATGGGTCCCAATAAAACTACAGTAAGTGATTTTGCAGAAACAGCTACCGATGTACCTGCAGCATTTGCAGCTGCTATTACTCCCGCAGATACAGATCTAGCTAATGTTACTCGTCAGATCTATGTAGGCGGTGTAGGAGATCTTGCAGTAACTATGAAAGGAGGAGGTATTGTTATCTTTCAAGCAGTACCTGTAGGTACTATCCTGCGTATTCGTGCTAGTCAGATCAGATCTACTGATACTACTGCTTCCCTTATTGTAGCTATGTGGTAAGTAAGGATACCCTTATGACATTCGATGAGCTGATAGAAGAAGTGTATCTTATTACTAACCGTCCTGACCTAGTAGGCGAAACTAAGTCAGCAGTTAAAGCTGCCACATTAAAAGCACACAAAACTGATTTTTATTCTAAAGATATATTTGAATCTGGTATTGAGTTTGACTCTGCTGACTTCAGACAGTCTTTAGATTATGTGTCTCTCTTCTCTAACTTCCGTGCATTTAAATATATTAGACGTGTAGATTCTGCTACGGATGATATAGGGGCGTTTATAGAGATTATAGCTCCCGAAGAAGTATTAGATTCTTACGGTTGTAATCTCACAGATATTGCTTATGTAGCTGGACGAGTATTAGAGATTCGCTCTAATGTAGAGTTCTCTAAAGCTCTCTTAGGGGTTTATGTATATCCTATAGTAAGAGAAGGGGCTTACCTTTCTTGGGTAGCAGAGCAGGCGCCTTACTCTATAGTATATGAGGCAGCTAGAACAATATTTAAAGCTACAGGGCAGATAGAAGAGTCTAATGCTCAAGCTCAACTTGTTGCAGAAGAATACTCTTTACTTAAACTGTCAGCTGTAGTTGACGTAGGCTACTAAAATTAACTATCGGAGATTACACTCATGAGCGAAGCTAATATTTGGCAGCCTCGTACAGTACTACAGACTTCTTCGGATACTAAGATTGTAAGTCAGCGAATTACTGCAACAGCAGGACAGACTCTATTTACTATTACTGACTTTGCTTATGTTTTAGGTACTGGAGCACTTGCAGTTTTTAGACAGGGATCAGATTTAAATGATCTAGGTACTCGTAAACTGGCTCCTGTAGTAGGCTTTATAGAGCAGACTACTACTTCTTTCTCTCTAGTATCCCCAGCAGTTGCTGGAGAAAAGATCATTGTAGAAGCTCATGTAGGGCTCACTGCTAATGTGGATGTTAGAGACACTGATATCTATGTAGCTAACTATCAAGCTATTCGAGACTACGTAGGTACAGAAATCACTCTGTACTCGCAAGGTCAAGTTACTGCTGCTGACGGCGGAGAAGACTTCTTTCAGAAGCTTACCGGAGCTGCGGTAGGTTTCTTTGTAGATGATAATGAACTTGTTATTCGTCCTACTGGCGGAGATGGTACTATAGGTTGGGTAAGAAAGGCTCTCATGGCTAAGTCTCCTTTTAAGGCAGATAACTTAGCAGCAGCTGCACTACTTAACTTTGCTAACTTTGATTTAATTGAGACAGTTAGCTTTTATAGCGGCTGGGCAGCTACTGTAGCTGGACCTAAAGGCGGGTCTGAGTATCATTCAGATGGAACTACCGGCGCTGTTAGTACTCTTTATGCTGATAACTCTGGTTTTTTTGATGCGAAAGGTAAGGGCTTTAAGATAAGTATTGACAGAGAAGTAACTGTCTTTCAGCTAGGGGCTAGAGGAGATGGAGCTACTGACGATACAGACGCTTTTAAAGATGCTGTAGCTTTAGACACTACAGTCTATGTACCTCCTGTTACTACCTATTATGAGCTTAGTGATAATATTGCTGCTAATGACGGGCAGACAATTTATGGTGACGGGTTTAAATCTAAGCTTAAGCTGATCAGCGCATCTACATCTGGTCAGCTAATTGGTGCTATCGGTACAACTGGCGATGCTAACCATGTACGAGATATTACTATTCGAGCACTGCATCTAGATACTAGCGATCTAGTAGGAGAGAATGGTGTAGGTTTTGCTTTCGCAGAGAATACCCTAACGACTGAATGCTTTTTCTCTAACATCGGCCGAAAAGCCTGGACGGTTCAGGTCGAATGCACCAGTAACATTTTTACTGATTCAGTAATTATCTCAGCTCAGACAGAAGTAGGAGCTACTGGCGGCGCTATCTCTATTGAAGGTGAGACTGGAGATGTTAATAGCTGGGGTAATATTGTAAGTACTATCACTATTGAAAAGACAGGTAATACTGCGGTTCAGTTGTTTAATACATCCTTTAATCAGATTAGTAGTATAACAGTGGAAGATGCTGTAACATCTCGAGTTCTGTTCATCACTGGTGAAGTTGGATTTGATTGCGTAGGTAATGAGATAGACGGAATCACAGTTAGACAGCAGTCAAACATCGGCATTGAGATAAACAACGCCCAAGACAATACTATTAAGAATGCTCAATTTCCTTCTCTTACAGGACAGATTATTAAATTTGACACTAACGCTGTACGTAATAAGCTTATAGGAGGCAAGGGAGTTACCACAACAACTCCTGCTATTGGATTAGCACTTGCTTCAGCTACAGATAACACAATCGAAGATTTTAATATGCAGAGTACCAGTACAGATTGCTGGGCTCCTGTAGGCAATGGCAATAAGCTAATAAACTGTAAGCTTGCATCTGTAAGAACAGTTAATATTACAGGCGATAACTGTGAAGTCAGAGACTGTGAATTACTTCCTTCTTCTAGCCATAGTGTTAGTATCTTGGCTGGGGCAGTAGGAACTATTGTTGATAATAATAGCTTCGGTGCAGCAGGCTCTGCAGGTATTAATAACCTGGGTGCGGATACTGTAGTCACGCGTAATACAGATCTTAGCGGAACACCTTTTGCAGGTAGTGCTGTAGCTCGGAGAATTGAAGACGGTAACTCTTGGAATCCTAGGGAGTACTGGAGCTCTATAGAGCCTGTGTTAGGTACTCATACTGCCGGAGATTTCATACATAATACTGGCTTTACAGTAGACGGAAATAACATGCATATCATTGGATGGCGCTGTACTGTATCTGGTACTCCTGGAACCTTTGTTACACTGTTTGCTTCTACTGTATCTCCTGCGACATAATAGAGTAATTTCTTATGATCATCACAGTCAGGCGGTTTGTATCTACTAACGATGCTACTTTATCTCAAGTCCTTATAGACGGAGCGTTTCAATGCTTTGGTCTAGAGGATGAGTACAGACAGGATAAAGTAGCAGCCGAGACTCGTATTCCTGCCGGAGTTTATAAGGTAGGAGTACGTACAGTAGGCGGTTTTCATACCCGCTACTCAGCTAAGTTCCCTGACTCTCATAAAGGTATGCTGCACGTATTAGATGTTCCTGGGTTTGAGTATATTCTCATTCATATAGGGAACACTGAGAAGGATACTGCAGGGTGCTTACTTGTGGGACAGAGCGCTGTATCTGACTGTGATGCAGATTATCTTGCTGTAGGATCTTCTAAGTCTGCATATATTAATTTATATAATAAAGTCATAGAGGCTGCCATTGCTGGTGACTTAGTTATTCATTATATAGATGAGGATTAAATAATGAGTATTATGTCTTTCTTAACCGGGGGAGCTGTTGGTTCTCTTGAGCGGCTTGCTAGCGAATTCATAGAAACTGATATGGAGTCTGCTGAAGCTAAGAGCTTGATGATTAAAACGCTTGACCCTAATGGTAAGATGCGTAGAGACTTATCTCGTTTCGCCTCTAGAGCTTATGGTTTCTATTTAGTGATAATGTCTATTCTAGTATTAGCTCACGCCTTTGGCATTACTGATCTGGCGCAAGGAAAGCAAGCTATAGAGGCTATGGCTGAATTGTTTCTCCCTATCACTGCATCGTGGGGCGCTATAGTTACTGCGTCCTTTGGTGTTAACTATACGAATACTAAAAGCGGTAAGTAAAAAAACCATAAGTAGCAGGTACTGTACTATGAGTGAACATATAAGGAAAACGGATATGCCTGATGACGAAGAGTTGATTTTACTTCGCCGTAGACTGGATCAGCATGTGCATGAGTGTGACGCGCGTAACTCCGAGCAGGATCTGAAGATAGAGAGGTTGATACTTGCACAGGAAGCTACTACTAAAAGCGTAGATACCTTAGTTATTTCTACTCAGGGTCTGGTAGATAGTTGGAAGTTTACTCAGGCTTTACGTAAATTTGTAGTGTGGGTTTCTGTATTTACTGTACCGGCAGGAGCAGTATATACTAAATTTAAAGGTATATGGTAGGGGATTATAATGGCGCAGCAACTATATAGTATCTCTCTAGATACTCCTATTTTCCCTATGCTCTCTGAACAACAGACCAGAACTATTATAGGGTCTACTGCAGGAGAAGCTCCAGCTAAGGATCAGCGGCCGGGTTTAGCTTATTGTCATAACGTAATGCCTTCTAAGGAAGGTTTTGATTCTGTAGCTTATCTGCCTACTATTCCTGCTGCTGGAGATTTACCTGCCGGGCTATCTTTCTCTGATATAAGAATTGCTTATGGAGATGCTGCTTCCAGGATTCATCTAGCTTGGGACTCAGAAGGTAATGTATATGCCTTACCTTTAAATGCTACTGCTTGGGTTACTGTACCCCCTACCTTTCCTCTTACTGGAGGTTCCGGATTCTCTATAGAAGATATAACTATAGGTACAGTAAACGGAGTAAGTCATATCTTTTATTCCGGTATAGGTTCTTTTACTTATAATGAAACTACCGATTCTTTAGATGCAGAGACTCTTACAGGTTTAGCTATTGCTGATATCTTAGGAGTTATGGCTTCTTCTGGGTATCTGGTTGCTTATACAAAACAAGCTATTGCTTGGAGCAGCACTATAGACCCTACTGATTTTGTACCTAGTGAAGTTACTGGGGCAGGCGGCGGTAACGTAGCAGATCTAGCAGGGGCTATTCTCTTTGGTACGACTAATACTCTTGGTCTGCTTCTATACACCTCAGCTAATACTGTAGCAGGTACCTATACAGGTAATGCTCAGTTTCCTTTTAAGTTCCGGGAGGTTAAGAGCTCTAAAGGAGGTCTGGGCTTAGATCTAGTAGCTTATCAGACTAATGCAGATGAGCAGTTTGTATATTCTAAAGCTGGACTGCAGTCAATAACCTCTCAGCGAGCAGAGCTTATACTTCCAGAAGTTACAGATTTCCTGGCGGGTAAGCGGTTTGAAGACTTTGATGAAGTAGCTCTGGACTATGTTCGTACTGATCTTACTGCTACTATGCTTAAAAAGATTAAGTATATAGGCTCCCGCTATCTAGTAATCTCTTACGGTATCTCCTCCTTTACCCACGCTCTTGTATTTGATATCGGATTGAAAAAACTGGGTAAGCTTAAGCTAGACCATGTAGATGTATTTGAATATATAAATGCGCAGACAGAGATAGCTAAAGAAAGTATTGCTATGGTAGCTGCTGACGGTTCTGTAAGTGTAGTAGATTTCTCTACCAGTGCAGTCTCCTCTGGAGTAGTTATCCTAGGTAAGTTGCAAGCCTCTAGAACCAGACTTCTTACGTTGCAAAAAGTAGAGGTAGAGAATGTAGATATATCTGCTAGTTTAGATCTGTACTCTCGCGCATCTCTTAAAGGAAAAGAAGCCAGCAGCACAATTAAAGGAGGTGTAATATCTTCTTCTGAGAATCTTAGAGACTTCTCTTTCCGCCTTACTGCTGTTAACCATTCACTTCTATTTATTGGTAAGTATAATCTGGTAACAGTGCAGGTTACTTATACTTCTGCAGGCAGGAGATAGGAACTTATTATGCCGGCTCCTACTAATACTTACGATTCTAATACAGATCTTAGCCTAGGGCAGGTACCTCAGGTAGAAGATCCTGTATTATATGAAGCGTTACTTGATATTCATAATGCTATAGAGACTCTGCTTACAGGTAGCGATGATGCAGATGCAGTATTTGTTGCTTATATAGCTAAGCAGCGAAATAATACTTTAGTTACTGCTGACTATACTATAGTAGAGACTGACGGTACTATTGAAGTAGATGCGTCTGCAGGGGATATAATAATCACTGCTCAGCCTGTTACAGGTTTTGAAGGCTATAGGTATGATGTGAAAAGAATAGATCTTATTACTACCAATAAAGTTACTCTGATAGGTGATGGTACAGAACTTATAGATGGAAGAGTAGACGGAATTAACATAAGCACTAAAAGTAGTTACACTATTAAAGCTACTCTTACTGGCTGGAATATAATATGAGTTACGAAAATGTACCTAAGAATCTGACCGAGAAGGCGGTGCTAGTAAGAGGCGGGCGTCCTGATTATCTTACTCTAGCTGCTGATCCTTTCCCTACACCTACTGCTGATGAAGCAGGGGCTATCCTAGAACATATTGATACAGGTGATAGGTTTCGCTGGTCTAGTACTGCTTGGGTGCAGACTCAGCATATAGGTTTTGCTATGCCTATAGAAGTCTCTTCAACAGGTAATGTAGCAGTTCCTGTTAATAGTCAGGATTTAACTACTCAAGCTATCGATGTATGGTTTACTGAAAAGAAAGGTATAGTCACTACTCAGAATGCTGTACTGCAAGGAGGCTATACTGTAGATCTAAACGTAGGTCACGGAGCTGTAATTGGGGATGTGATTGAAGCCCGTACTGCTGAGAACTATGTACAATCTGAGATTATAAACGTAGTCGGAGACACCATTACAGTTAATAATCCCTGGTCTAGAGACTTCCCTTCAGGAGTAGTATTAGATTTAGGGGACCCGAATTTAAATGTACTAGGTTCTATAATTACTAACCGTATCTTTTCTATTGCTCCTTCTACTTTACAGAAAATACACATTACTCGTATTATGATTACTATGCAAGATGCCTCTGCTATGGACTTCTCTACCTTTGGAGGTATTGCAGGAGGTTTAGCTATAGGTTGCTTACTTAGAGAGTTAGGTAGTGACGGTAACTATACCAATAACTTTAACTGGCGGGATAACGGAGAGTTTATTGATCGGGCGTTTGATCATAGACTTCAGTCTAAGATCGGTGGCGGTTTACATGCCTTCGCTGCTCGTAGTACCTGGGCAGGAATGTCTAAGCGAGGAGTTGTTCTTCCGTTAGATGGAGCTTTACTTGAAGAGCTTGAGATTATAGTTCAAGATGATCTAACCGGGTTAGATAAATACAGAGCAGTTGCACAAGGGCATGTAGTACTGGATCAGTAAGACTATACTCCGATTCCTATACTGACAGATTAAGATAAGTAATAGTATACTAGATTAAATGATGAGAGTAATAACTCAGAGGATAAGATTATGGCATTCGATTTAGGCGGTGCTTTAACAGGTATAGGTAGTTTAGGTAAAGATCTATTTGGTTCTGACTTAGCTACTTCAGGCAGGACTAGCGGCACTACTACTACAGATACTACACAGACAGAGCGTCTTAAGTTAGATGAAGAAGCTGTGCAGAAGATTATTCAAGATGTGCTTGGGGGAGCTGAAGGTTTAGCTGGAGTCTTTTCACAAGAGCAAGCAGCAGGAGTATTTGATAGTTCTGTAGCTGCACAGGCTGCTGGAGATATAGCTTCTAAACTTGTAGGAGAGCTAGCTAAATTGACTGCTGAGAAAGAAGCTACTCAGATAGGTACTCAGACTACTAGGACCACGCAGGAACAAGAGCAGGCAGATGAAGGTCTGCTAGAAGGGCCTCTTAAGAAGATCGGCGGTGTATTCGGATTCTAAGTTAGGAGATTATTATGCCCCATGCAGATGCACAAATTAATCCTATCTTAGCACAGGCAGGTAAGGAGGCAGCTACTAAGGTGGCTGATACTACCGCTACTCCTAAGGTAGTCTCTACTCCTGCTCCTGAAGTTAGTTCTAAGTTACAAGCTGTGGAAGATGCTTTAGGAGTATCGACCCAGCGAATCACTTCTAGTATTACTGCCCTAGAAGCTGGCAGGGCTGAGACTCGTGTAGCTACCGAGGCTATTACTGGAGCTATAGGTGATATCACTGCAGCTACTCAGATTACTAAAGCTGCCTCTGATACTGCTGATCTGCAAGCTCAGAACGCTACCATCCGTGCGTTTGAAGCTAGCGGAGGAGCTGACATTCAAGCAAATCTTATGGCTACCTTGCGAGCAGATCAGCAGCGAGTAGCTGGATTGCTTGATGAGAAGCAAGATATTATTGATGATGAGTTTACCGGTGTCCAGATTATTGACGGTATCATTAATGAGTTCCGTTCTTTCCAGACAAGTCTGGAGATAGATGCAGCTACAGCTCAGCAAGCACAAACTGTGAAAGAGATTTCTAGCATCACTGCTGCTACTGAGTCTTTTGCTCAAGCTAATGCATTAACTAAGAAGACTCTTAATGAAGGAGTCATTGAAGCTAATCAGAAGTTTATTGCAGCTCAAGGTCAGCTAAAAGCAAGTCAGGCTGAGATTCAGAATATCAATGCTAATGCTACTGCTATGAGTAATCTAGTACAGGCAGATTCAAGGAATGTAAGTAATCTTGTACAGCAGTTCAGATTAGAAGGGGAGGTAGAAGAGCGAGCGCTTAAGCAGGAACGTATGGTATTCCAGCGAGAGCAGATGGCCTTTGCCAGAGAGAAGTGGCAAGTAGAGCTTCCTGCTGCTAAGGTAGCTTTAGATCGTGCTACTCTTGCACTGGAGGATTCAACCCTACTTACTCCTGAGCGCAGACTTGCAACTGAAGCTAACTTTAACGCAGCTACTAAGCGATTTAATGATCTGGTAGCTACAGAAGATCAGTTGGTAGAGGCTGTACAGAAAGGACAATCCTTAGCAGGCGCTCCTATTGAAGAGCGTGAGACTATTGTATTCGGGCTTAATCAGACCGGTGCAGTAGGTGCTAAGTATGCTCGTCTGCAAGAACTAGGCGGAGCTACTGATCCAGTACTAGGAGCAACTGCTTTTGAAGCAGGTACTAGCTTACAACTTGTGGCCCCTTCAGGTAATGTAACTCAGACTCCTGGCATTAAAGCACTAGAAGCTATTACAGATCTGCAAGCACAGGTATATAAGAAAGCAGGTAAAGTACCTAAGGATGAAGAGACGTTATCTTCTGATTTCAATGGTACAGCTCAAGCATTTATGGATACTAAGGCCGCTAACATTAATACAGGAGATGCGACCAATCCTTATCATGCACCTCCTTTCTCTGTGCTAGAAACTATGACATCAGTAATTAGTACTGAGTTGTATACTAACGTACTTAAAGCTATGGAGATGAAAGAGGTAAATCCCCAGAAGATTTTAGATGCAGCTATTGCAGGTGTGCGAGCTGGTTCTGTATCTCCTGAGTCTGCTGCTTCTGGTGTTGAAGCTATCTTTGATGCAGCTGCTCTGTATAATAATACTATGCAAGGTGGATTTAGAAGAGTCGGGCTACCTAATCAAGTTACCTATAACACTCAAATCCAAGCTCCTGTAACTGGAGTAGATCTGCTTAAGTTAGGTATTACTTCCGCTCCTTCTGCAGCTCTCTTTGGTCTTACTGCTCTATTACCTACAGTAGGGATAGAGCAAGCAGGAGATAGTCTTGCAGAATCTATAGCTAAGAAAGCTAAGGCGCGTACTACTACTGTAGATATGATGGACGGTACTAGAATACAGGAAGCAATTGTTAAACTCCTGTCCTCTACTGCACCTAAAGAAACTACTCCTATTGCTGAGAAGTAAATACTTATATCTCTTCCTACTCCCTGACGAGTAACTTATTATGGCTGATCCACGTACTGCTTATGAAGAAGCTTTAGAGCTTATAGCTTCCGGTGACGATCCTACTGGATCACAGACTCCTGCTTATATGGTAGCTGCAGATACTCTTAATGTAGCTAACGGTAATGAAACATTCTTAGAGGCTGCTGTAGATACTATAGATAGCATCCCTAAGTTTGTTGCTGCGTCTGTAATTTCTGGGGCTAACCAGTTATATAATATTCCTGCTGATGTAGGTAACTTGCTGGGAGCAGATATCGAGCGATCTAATACTGCGGATGTAATGACTGCAGTAGATTCTGACTTAGGTGCTTTCTATCAAGAACATCAGGAAGGGTCAGATCTAGTAGGATTTATGATAAGCAGCTTAGTGCCTGGTATCGGAGGCATCAAGGTACTTAACGCAGGACAGAAGTCTCTATCTACTGCTATAGGCGCTGGTCGCTTTGGAGAGAATACAGGTAAGGCACTGTCACTTCTGGCCCCTCAGAAACAAGTATTTATAGATAAGGCGCTGGTAGAAGTAGCCACGAACTCTTCTGCTGCGACCTTACTTAATCGTAATGCACTTAAAGCAGTAAGTTCTGGTTTTGGTCAGAATGCTTTGGAGGCTCTTGCTTTTGAGACTGCTGTAGCTGCGACCTTATTTAAATCTCCTATCTTAGAGAATCAGGATCTAGGAGACTTTATTACCAATGTAGCTTTTGGTGCAGGTGTCTTTGGTTTCGTAGCTGGTGCTGTGGATGCTACTAAGATTAGCTTCTCCCTTAAGAAAGCTGCGGACTCTGCTGCTATTGAAGCTCGTCCTTGGACATTCATAGATGAGCCCGCTAAGGCAAGCACCTCCTATGAAAAACTAGCTCTTGACTATGAGCAGCTAGGTAACATTCCTCCTGTACCTGCTGGCTTCTCTCCTGAGCGTACTGCATTCCTTACTGCTGCGGCCGCTACTAAGGTAACTCGCTTAGAGAATCGCATCCGTAAGAATATGGGCGAGCTAGCTGGTGGGGATCAGGATGTAGCTGAGACTATGTTCCAGACCTTTAAAGCAGCTAAGCAAGAGGATCAGCTGTCTGCATTCATTGGTGTAGTCGAAGCTAATAAGCTAGGCGCCAAGGCTAAGATTGCAGATAAAGCAGAGAAGATACAATCTAAAGTATTACAAGGTACAGCCTCTGATAAGGAAATCAAAGAGTTTGCTGATAGCGATATTATGGTATCTTATGCTAAGTCTTGGGGAGAAGGTGCAGGTGTAGTGATGACTGAGAAGCCTCGTATTACTACTCTTGCTGACACCCTTAAGAAAGGAGAGCAGATTAAAGTAACTCTTGGTGGAGTTAAAGCTGGAGCTAAGAAGTTTAAGTTCAGTACTGTATTTAATAAGTCCCAGAAACCTACTAAAGCTACTGCTTGGAATATCTTAAAGGCTGATCCGCTGGAAGCTAATGCTCGTTATATCTGGGCATCTAAGCTACCTAAGTTTGCACCTACAGCTAAAGCTCCTCTCCGTATTGATGTGAATGATATTCCTCTTATGGAAAAGGTAATGATCGATGTAGGTAAGGATGCTGAAGAGCTAGTGAATGTAAAGTTTGTAGGTTTAGATAAAGATGAGTTTATCGGTAATAGCTTGCAGGAGTTCTTAGGAGATAAGAAAGTTAAACTAGCTCATAAGCTATTAAATATTAAAGGCGAGAAAGCTACAGTACTTAAGAAAGGTAAGGAGCCTCTAGTACAAGAAGAGATTGCTTCTATTATTAATGTGAAGTCTAGCTTCCTTTCTGGCGATGTAGTTAAAGATCCTGTAGCTAGCTATGCTCTTAAAGATATGCTAGCTATGCAGGATCATGCAGAGACTTTTACTAACAAACTAATATCTCAAGGTACAAGAAGGGAAAAGGATGGTGTAGTAGATATCTGGAATGTACCTCAGCATATTAAGCTTACCTATGACAGTTCTAACTTTACTGGTATTAATAATTTCGTAGTAGAGAACATGGCGGTTATTAAAGAGCAGCAGAGATTGTACCAAGAAGGAACTAGCAGAGCTAGTGCTGCAATTCTAGGTGACGACTATGCGAAGCTGGAGGATATTAATAGCGGTAAAGTATTTAATGGTGCAGTTCCTTCTGGGGCTGGTGCTGGTTTTGCTACTGCTGCTAGTAGCAATTATGGTACTCTTGCTGCTGTTACAGAGAACATAGGTAATGTCACCAGTCGTATGATTGAGAAGTTTAAGAATAGAACAAGAGAAACTCTTGAGCCTTTGCTATATAAGCTAGGTAACAATCAGGAGGCTGCTGTAGAGTGGAGCACACTTAATCAGAGAGTGCGAGCTATTGAAGGAGAGTATGCACTTAATGCCGCAGGTACTGCACTGGAGCCATTAGCTATAGTACGGTGGAAGAAGGCTACTGCTGAAGCTGCCGCTGCCGGTAAGGCTGCACCTAAAGCTCCTGTGCTTACTAATCCTGCAATGGAGTTAGAGATCCCTATAGTGCATCAAGAAACTAGGGATCTTATGCGGGCCCATATTGAAGTCAATGCGCTACGTACTAACGGACTGGCAGGTATTCGTACTGCACAAGGCTTACAGTTTAATCGCGCACCTGAAGCTTTCTACCCTATCCCTATTAATCCTAATGACTTCCCTCATTTTGCTCTAGTTATTGATGAGAGTATTACATCTGGTAATCATAGCAAGACACTCTTTGCTTCTAGTAGTGAAGAACTTGATGGGATGATTAAGAAGCTTAAAGAGAATCCGCAGCTTAAGATCCTTACTAAGAATGAAGCTGAGGCTTATCACTCCTCTCGCGGTCAGTGGGACTATGAGAAGACTTTGAATAATAACTACTTAGATGTAGAAGCTCACCGTAAGGGTGTTAGTGCCCCCTTCCTAGTAGCTACTGATCCTCAGAAGATTACCTCTGATGCTCTTGGTTGGCACATGCAGCGAGAGACTGGACTAGTAAGAGAGGCTGTCGCTACTAAGTATGAAGTTCAGTTTGAAGAGCTAAGAAGGTTAGGAGAGGAGTTTACTGATGTAGCTACTAGCCGATTCTCAGATTCTAACCTTCTCAAATTCGCTGATGATGCAGTTAAGAATCCTTTTGCTGATTATATTAAGACTGCACTGGGAATAAGAAAGACTTCAGATTATCCTTGGTGGGTACAACCTAACCAGATGGCTGATGCTGCGGTTAGTAAACTACTTAAGCGAGCCACTGCTGTAGTGGAGACTACTAAATCTCCTGAAGAGCTAGCTAGTGTTAATAGGATGCTAGAGAAAGCAGGGTATAAAGGGGCAGCTTACGATGAATCTATGGTACTGTTTGCTAATGCTGAGCCAGCTAAAGGAGCACTGAGTACTGTAGTTCAGAAAGCTAATAGTATACTAGCTACTATCGTTCTTCGCTGGGATGCATTGAATGCGGTAAACAACGCAGTGTCCTCTAATGTGCTCTTAGGTGCAGAGGCTCAGGCAGTAGTGCGCGCTATTAATCGCGGGGACAAGGAGGCAGTAGGTGCTCTAGCTGATCTTGCTAAAGTACAGGTGCCCGGTACTGATAAGCTAATCATGGCTCCTCAGAAGCTTATTGCTAACGCCATTAAGAAGTTTAATCGTAATGGTGAGGAGATGAAATTCTATAAAGATAACGGTTATGTTACTAGCATCTCTTCTCAGTATAGAGATGCGTTAGACTCTATTACCTTTACTGGTAAAGAATCAGTAGCTAACTGGGATAGCAGAATTAATAAGCTACATACTTCGCTTCGTGATCTAGCTGATAAAGGTGAGAAGTGGACAGGTAACCGCTTAGCTGAAGAGTTTAACCGCTTTGTTGCAGCTGATGTTATGAAGCAGCTTACTGATGTAGCAGTTACCAGAGGGCTGATGCAGCCTAAGGAAGCACTTGCATATATCAATACTTTTGTGAACCGTACACAAGGTAACTATCTAGCAGCTCAGCGGCCTATGATGTTCCAAGGTCCGGTCGGTCAGGCTATAGGGCTATTCCAAACCTATCAGTTTAACCTTATTCAACAGCTCTTGCGCCATGCAGGTGAAGGTCATGCAAAGGATAGTATGACACTGCTAGCTCTGCAAGGTACTATCCATGGAATGAATGGCTTACCTGGATTCAATGCGCTTAATACTCATCTAGTAGGTACAGCATCAGGTAATAAAGAACATCGTGATGCTTATGATACAGTCTATGGTATTGCTGGTAAGAATGCTGGTGACTGGATTATGTATGGTGCAGCATCTAACGCACTGGGGCTCTTACATCCTGATCTTAAGATTAACCTTTATACTCGCGGTGATATTAACCCTAGGCATGTAACTATTGTACCTACCAATCCTAGCTCAGTACCTATTGTGCAAGCATCTGGTAAGTTCTTTGCTAACTTATTTAATACAGCAGATAAGTTGGCGGCCGGTGGTGATGTAAGTACTACTTTGCTACAGGGACTAGAGCATAATGGATTAAGTCGCCCGCTAGCAGGACTGGCTCAGACATTGCAAGGTTTAGAGAATCCACAGCAGGCAAGCTATAGCACATCTAAGAAAGGTAATGTGATAGCTGCTAATGATCTGCTCTCTGTAGCAAATCTGGCGCGCATGGTGGGAGGTAAGCCACTGGATGAAGCTGTTGCTATTGATGCTACGTATCGCTTTAAAGCTTATGGATTAGCTGATGCTAAGAAGAGAGCAGTGATAGGGCAGGCAATTAAGACTACATTGATTGCTGGTAAGGAAACCAGTCAGGATCAGATAGATGATTTTGCTGAGCAGTATGCTGCTGCTGGAGGTAAGAGTGAGCAGTTCAATGGTTGGTTCACTCAGCTATATAAGACAGCTAATATGAGCCAGGCTAATAAGATTAAGGAGCAGTTAGGAGGTCAGTTCAGTCAGAGTATGCAGAAGATAATGGGAGGTCAGGAACTTAGAGACTTTACGACACCAGCAGGACAGCCTGTGGTAGGGGAGGAAGTTATAGAGTAAGATAAGGGGAAGAAAGGTAGGAAAGGAGATAGGAAAGAATAAGTAAGGGAATACAATAGACTCACACCTAGGTCAGGCTGGATGTGAGTCTTTTTTTGTCTAGCTATTATTGGCTAGTTACCACATGCAGATGTTCTTCTGCTGCTACTCGTACTATCTGAGCTTGTAAGAACACTCCAGTCTGTGTCACTTCATGAATAGCACATAACTCTCTGCCGCCTAGATAAGCTATTAGCTTAGGCTTATGTCGCTCCCCATTCTTCTTTATTTCTGCAGTCCTCTTAGCTATGATAGCATCTGATATACGAATGACTTCTTTATCATTAGTAATGATGTTATTACCTTCGATAGTGTTCATGGTATCTCCTAGGTTAAGGATTATTGGCAGTCAGGACAAGAATACAGACCTTCTTTGGTGTGATTACGTACCTTGCCTGTATCCTTACAGGTAGGGCATTTAGCTGTACACTCTTCTCCTAGTACACAGCCTGTACAGTTTTCGCTGCAAGGACTCTCAAGAATAATTGCACGCTCTAAATCAGCTACATGCTGCTCTGCTGCTTTCTCCTTCCTCATAGTCTGACACTTACCACAGGTAGGATCAGTCATAGCAGGAGTCCGGCGATTACATTGAGTAGCGCAGTCTCCTATAGTACCATGCTTAGCATAGTAAGCTTCCAGATTCCATCCAGCAATATCCTCTAGTTCTGGTTCGCCAGGAGTAGCGATATCTAATTGCGATTGATTAGCAATAGATATGTTCTTAATTGTCATATTGGTTGCTGAGTGTATAAGTATACCTAACTGATCCTGTCCCATCTGTTCTTCTTCCAGTCCCCAAGCTAACTTATGATCTAAGATACCCTTCAAATCATCCGCTACTTGAGTACAGGTATCATATAGCTGTCTGATGCTCCAGTTATTAAGAATCTTATAATCACAGTGATGTACTGCTATACCTGCCTCAGTCTTATGACTAGACTCTGCAATTCTCTCTAGATCCTTTCTCTCTAGGTGAACTACAATACCTCCCGCCTTCCTTACCCAGTCAGCTTCATTCTCCATGCGCAGATCAGAGATGATTACATTCTTACCTTGTGCCCTCTGTGCTGCAATACGAATCCAGATATCCTCACAGATAAGATCACGGCCCCACTCTGTACCTAAGGTTTGAGCTAGCT